CGGGCTGGCCTTTTTGCTGCCACCGGTAAAATTGCCGGTAAAATTAACGCCGTTTGGGAGGTTCCACGACCGGTACATCGTGGTCGTAGAGCTGGCGCATTGCTTCGGTCACGTGGCCACCGGATGCCTTGTCATCGCTGTCGGTGATGCCACGGTGTTTCAGCCCATGCAGGGCGAAGCGCTGGCCCTCGGTGATGACGCCTGCTTCGATCGCCCGCTTGATCATCCGTTGCCAGGCGCTATCCATTGCCGACTTGGACAGCGGGGTACCGGTTTCGGTTACCAGCAGAAAACGATCCTTTGCCTGCAGCGGTATGGGTCGGCCATAGGCCTCCATGCGTTCCTTCCGGTAGGTCTGCAGCCACTGCACTGCTTCGCGCAGCTCATCCGTCCAGGTCGTGACGTTGTCGCGTGAGCCCTTACGCCGGTTGCTGTGGATGCCGTTGGGTAGGATCTGGGCATCGGTCAGCGTGCTCACTTCAATGCCCCGCAGCCGCACGTTGTACGCCAGCACCATGGCCGCCGGCAGGTAAGGCGGGCAGCTACCCGCCACGTGAGCCTGCAGGGCGGCACATTGCCTGGCGAAGGCAAGCACTGCGGCAAAAGCCTCGTGTTCTGGCATGCGGTGGGCTCCTACCTCCTTCACCTTTCTGATGCCGATCACCGGGTTGCTGGCGCATACGCCGTGGCGCACGCCCCAGGCGAACAGCCGGCGCAGGAATTGGGCCAGCCGGTTGGCTTTCGACGGGGCCGGCTTCAATGCCGGCTGCTTGCCTTGTGCCGGCCTGCCCATCGCGATGGTTTCAACGATGCGTTGGATGGCCGGTACCGAGAGCTGCGTGGTGGCCACGCTGCCGAGTGTGCGGCCATCCTTCAGCACAAAGTCGCATGCGGTGTCAGCGAGCCAGTCGTAGCCAGTGCGGGTCTTCTTGCCCAGCTCGCTGTACTCGCTGGACGCCTTGAAGGCATTTGCCAGGTGCAGCAACGTGCCGGCCTTGGCACTGCCTGATCGACTCTCCATGATGGCATGCAGGTCAGACAGGCGTGCACGGCGGTTGGCTACCGTGCACTTTTTCTGGCCAATGCCCTCTGGGTGGGGATCCAGCACATACCAACGTCCGTCACCCCAGTAGATGCCAGCAGGCAGCGCACCCTGGTCGATATGACCAGGGATGTCCGGGTTGTACTTCCGCTTTCTGCCACGTCCCATCAGATCAGCTCCAGCAATCCGGCCGAGTCGGCCCTACGGGTAGTGCCGCGCTCGATGCCCAATGCCGTGTTCAAGGCATCGAGCGTCGTGCAGATGCCCCCCTTGCCATCCTGCAGGAAGCGCACCTGGTTCTGCTCGGCCCAGCTGATCACTGTGCTGGCCCGCGGTGGTGGCCCACTGGGGGCCACGATGCGCTGCAGGTCTGGAAAGGTCAGGACCTGGCCGAAGCCAGACCCGGCTGCCCCTGCCAGGTGTGCCGGCACTGCCACTGCTGGCGCATCTCCTCCCGCAGTTGGTCTGCCACTTTCTGCCCGCGTTTGTCGGCGATCCTGGTGATCAGCATGCCCACCGATTTCCTGTCGGTGTAGCCCCTGCGGATCCAGCTCCTGGCCTCGCAGATCCGCCGGTAGTCCTCGCTGGTTGTGTCCATCAGCCACGCCGCCCCCCTGTGAGCCGTAGGCCCAGCTGCACCACGTTGCTGGCCGGGGTGGCCCGTGGCTTGCGAATGCCGTTGATGCGCCGCCACTCCTGCTTGGCGGCTTCTGTATCGGGGTGCCGGCCAGTGCGGCCGCACGGGCATTCGACGTAATGGCCACCGCCGGCAGACGGGCTGCGTCCGTCCACCATCAGCCTGGCGGTATGGCCTTGCCGGCAGGCCATCGACGCTGGCAGGCGTTCCAGTTGGCGTTGGGTCATGCGGGCACCTCGCTCAGCATCTTCGCCGCGGCCTTGATGGCTGTTTGCCATGCAGGTACGTCGTTGCCGGCCTTGTCCAACAGCCGGAGCAAGCCGGGCCGCTCGCCAGGCTGGATCTTTCCGCCGGCGGCGACCACCGCCAGGACGTCGGTTTTCCTGGTCAGGGGTGCCATGGTCAGCCCACCTCCCGCTCAGCGGCAGCAATGGCCTGCAGTGCGGCCGGGGTGGCTGCCCTGGGCAGCATGTTGGCCACGGCAAAGGGGAAGGGCAGGCGGTCGAGCAGGTCGGCCAGTTCCGGGCTGATGTCGCGGGCTTTCAGCTCCCACACGGCCGGGCCTTCCACCAGCACCCAGCCACCGCCGGCGCCTCGGCGGCGCTGCCAGCGGGCCAGGGCGGTGCTGTCGCGGCCCATGGCCAGGTCAGCACGGATCACCACCTCGTTGCGGGTGACGGTCATCGTCACCACCGCCTGGGCCGGTGAGGTTTTGCGGTGATTCGGGGTGGTCGTGGTAACGTCTGCGCCGGGTCCGGTGGTCGGTACCGGCGAAGGTGTAACGGCGTGTGGGGCAATCCCGCTCAACTGTTGCATGGCTCTCATCTCCTGAGCTTCGTTGGGAAGGCCCTTGGGGTTGGTGTTGGCGCACCGCCCGCCGGGCCCGCTTTTTTGGTGCCTGCGCACCGGTTTGGGTCAGGTGTTCATGCCTGGAACACCCAACATTTCACGGTTGATGACTTGGACAGGTCGCCCTGGCGGATGGCGCTGTTTACCGAAATGCTCGCGTCAACGAACTTGTGCCGGCGTGAGTTGCGCAGCAGCTGCCGCATTTCGTTGATGTCGGCCAGTTTCTGTGAGTGCTGCGCGGCCTTGGCGTAGAACTCATTGAGGTTGATGGCAATGCGGCTGGGGTCACGCGAGTGGTTCACCACGCGGCCTTGGCTGTTCATGCTCTCCAGGTACTCGTACACCTCCCAGAACTGCACCACCTCGGTGTGGTCGGCACTGATGGCCCGTTGCCGCTCTTCGGCCATGTTGGCCAGCGCCACCTGGGTTTCAGTCAGCATGTGTGCTGGCACATCAATCACCAGTTTCAGGCAGTCCAGCAGTGCCAGCATCTGGGCGTGGTTCTTGATGACGCGATCGATGCGGATGTCCTTGCGCTCGCGCAGCGCCGCTTCCCATACCTTCACCCGCTCGGCAAAGGTTTCCAGTACCCGGCCCTCGGCCTTGATGGCCTTGACCAAGAAGTGGCTCAGTTGCTCCACCTGTAGCTGGTTGAGGTTGTCAGCGGCGATGCGGCTTTCGGTGGTGACCTCAGGGCGCTTGAAGTGCAGCTTGACGATGCGGGTCAGGATGGCCTCGCTGGCGTCCACTGCAGCGTTCTGGCTGATCACGATCGTGCCGCGGAAGGGCGGCTCGTAGGTGTCGTTGCCGCCGTTGCGCACGCCGCGGGTGGCCAGGGTGCCGCCGCCGAAGAAGTCCTTCAGCTCATCCCATTCAAAGCCCTTGGCATGGACCTTGTCCGGGCCGTTGCGGTCAGCTTCCAGCAGCACCGTGGGCATGCTCGACGTCTGGCCCATGGCGCGGGCACGGCCGGCCTTGGATGACTTGGACGGGTCAAAGCCTTCGTAATCGCTGCGGCCCAGCAGCTTCCACAGGAAAGTCAGCAGGGTCGTCTTGCCGGCGCCCGCTTCACCGGTGGCTTCCAGGAACGGGAAGCTCTTGTGGGCAGCGCGGATCTGCTCGGCAAACAGCGAGCCGAACCAAAAGGTCAGCGCAACCATGCCGTGGGTGCCAAAGCAGGTCCACAGCCAAGGCAGCCAGTCGTGGCGGTAGTTGTCGTCATCGCGCTGGATCTCCATGCGGATCGACTTCTGCGTGGTTTTCAGGCGCAGCTTCTCGAACTCGAAGTAGTCCTCCTCGTTGGCGTGCACCAGTTCGCCATCACGCACGGCGATATCGCCCAGGACATAGGCCTTGTGCTCTTTGCTGTAGCCAACAAAGTCGATGGTCTCCACCTTCTTGATGTTGAACAGCTGGTCCTTCATCACGTGGATCAGCTCGCTGGCCGTGCCGTCGAACACCGCGCCCGGGGCGAAGCTGGCAAGGCGATCGCGGAAGCCTGGGGCGTTGAGCGTCTGCGAGGCGGTGAAGGTGCCCTTGACGCTGGGGGCGTCGTGCGGGAAGTCCACACGGAAGAAGTACCAGCTCTCGTCGGTGACCTCGTTGCGTTGGAAATACAGGGCTTCGGGGTAGCAGTTGGCAATCTCGCGCACGAATGCCGCACCGCGCTGCAGCTCCGGCAGCTTGTCGTCCAGGTCGTCATCCCCGTTGTTCTTCACGTGGTCGGCCTTGAGCTTTTCAAACCGGTTGGCATCGAACTCGAACCAGTACAGGCGTGAGCGGAACTCCAGGTGGAATTCGCGGCGGTTGTCGTGGTTGTAGATCAGCAGCCCCTTTTCCATGGCCGAACGCGCCAACACCAAGGCGCCCTGGTAGCGGGCCTCATCGATGTCGTCCTGCCATTGCTGCATCTGGTCGACCGGGTCACCGTGGGCGATCGCGCGCAGGTGCAGGTCGTTCCAGTCCACCTTGCGGTCGCGCTGTGGTATCAGTGCGGCTTTGCAATCAAAGCCCATGGCCTTGGCCCTGGCCACATGCTTGTGCAGGTAGCCGCGGGCACTGGGCTCGTTGTCGGGTGCCCAGATCAGCGTGGGCAGGTTGCCGGCGCGGCGCTTGGCCAGCTGCTGCAGGGAATCGGCGGGGAACTGGTTGGACGACATGGCCGACACCGCCACATGGCCGTGATGCAGGTGGGCGATGGCATCGAAGATGCCCTCCACAATCCACAGCTCGCTGCAGCTGTCCAGCTGCTCGGCCACCGTGGGTGCCGCCCACCAGCAGCCGGCAAAGCTCTGCCCGGGGGCAAAGCGGGCCTTCATCTTGCCGAAGCGGTGCGGCCGGTCGATCAGCCGTTCCCACCACATGCCGCGTTCCAGCGCAAAGCGCACGGTGGCGCTGCCCTGCTTGATCTGCGGGCTGTAGTAGTCGGCCTGGGTGAACAGGCCACGCACCTTGGCCAGCTCGAACCCACGCGAATGCTGCAGGTAGGCCTCGGCCGCGGCGTGGGGGTTGGTGTCGGTTTGCGGGTAGCGCTTGCCCCAGTCGTCGAACAGGTCGTCGTACAGGTCCTTGACGTGCAGCTCGCGGCCACATTTGGCCTGCCGCCCGCAACGGATCACCCACGGCTTGGCGTGGTTGGTGTACAGCTCCTTCTTGCCGCAGGTGGGGCATTTGCCCCCCCGCATGTACTCAGTGCCAGGGCGCAGCTTGAGCGCGTAATCGCGCTCAAGCCGGGCCAGTACCTGTTGGCGCAGATCTTCCTGCATTGCTCAGGCACCTGTGATTCGCTGGGTAGGGTGTTGCATGGCTCTCTCTCCTGGTGGTGCGCAGGCCGGGCAGGTGTTGGCGCACAGGTCTGGCCTGGAGCGGGTTAGAAAACCCGCTACGGGGTGTTAATCCTGGTCTTTGGCCAGTAGTTGTTCGAACAGGTCGGCCTGTTTCTCGTTGGCCATCTGTTGGTACTGCTGCAGGTGTCTGGCACGGATCAGTGCCGGCGTTTCAGGTAGCTCGCTGGCGGCATTGGGCATGCCGCTTGGGCTGGCCAGAGCAGTCAGCTCGGTGTGCCCGGTGTAACTGGCACCACACATCGGGTTGTCGCAGATGTAGGTGTCATTGCGCAGGAATTGGTGGGCCAGAAAGCTTGTGCGCTTGATCAGGTGGGAGCCACAGGCTTCGCAGCTGAAAACAACACGGCGACGGAATGAGCTCATCAGCGCAGGGTTCCAGCCTCTGCACGGAAGCCCTTCTTCAGGCCGAGCAGCACGGCAGCTCGGTGGGCCTCGCCCCGGCGGCCCTGCTTTGTTCCGGCAAGTACCTGGTAGACGGTGCTTACCTTCAAGTTGTGGCTGCGTGCGAAGGAGGCAATGGATACCCCCTGAGCATCAAATTCGGCGCGGACCTCCGCAGGCGTTTTTGGTACAAATTTGCTCACAAATGGATGCCTGTGGTTATTATTGTTTACTTTCGAATACGTTAGTACGAAAAAACGAACCCGTCAACACGGAGGTATGAAAAATGTCTATTTTGGATGACGCTGAGTCGGGTGTTGGCGCGCGTCTGCGCGCAGAGCGCGATCGTCTGGGCCTGAGCCAAGAAGCCATGGGAACCGGTGCAGGAAAGAACAAGCAGACCCAACTCCGTTACGAGACTGGCTTGAATTCCCCCACCGCCGCTTACCTGCACAACCTGGTGCCATTGGGGGTGGACATCGGTTATGTACTCACCGGGTTCCCATCCGAACTGCGTGACGATGAAGCCGAATTGCTCGGCCGATACCGCTCGGCATCGCCCGAACTGCGCCGTGCGGCTTTATCCGTCCTAGGCTCAGGTCAGTCGGCACCTGGCCCGGCGGGCTCGGTGGTCATGGGCGGATCCAATCATGGGCAGGTGAACGCCGGACCAGTTACACAGGGCACCGTGAGCTTCCAGGTTGGTGCTGCACCGGTCGAAACTGCAAAAAAAAAGACAACCAAAAGCCGGAGTTGAGTTACAGCACCCTGCACTGCGGGCAGTACATAGCCCGTGACCTGGTGGCCGAGCAGGTAGTCATCAACGGCAGCAATTCGTCGGTGTCACTGGTGCCTGGCAAGCACCTGGAGGGGCAGTTGAACCAATCCAAGCGAGCAGCAAGCCGACGTGAGGCCAGGGTGCTGTTCGCTGCACTCTTGTTCGCACTGGAGTTCATGCTGGTGGCGCGCCTGCTGCCGGCATGGGTGATGGGTGGTGACTTCACTGTCTGGCAGCGGGTAGTGCTGTTTGTGCTGGTCTATGGCTTGATTTCATGGGTTACCTACCTGCTGGTGGGTAGCTGGGCTCGGAACAACTGGGCACTGATGAAGAAGCATCGTGGTGAGGGAATTTCCATACAGGCTGAGCTGGATAGGCGCCATGTCAGCGTGGACTACCCCGTCAAGGCTCTGCGCTCGTGGAAGGATGTCAGCAGCCGCGCACGCAACTTCTTTTTGGGATAACCCCCAATGCATGTGAAAAGAAGCCGCCCGTCAGGGCGGCTTCTTCGTTCAGGAGGCGTTGGTCAGATATCGTCCGGCGCCAGCGGTTTGTTGGCAGGGCTAACGGCGTTGGCCAGTGCCTCGCGCATTGCTTCGGAGGCATAGGCCGCAACGGCGGCAATATGGTCCAAGGTGATTGGGCCAGGCTGGCTGGTGTCGAGCAGGCTCAGCAGGTCGATGGCCTGCTGCGCTTGCCACAGCCGGTCGTGGTCCAGTTCGTGGATCAGGTAGTTGGCGCTGCCCAGTACCTCGTCTGGTGTGCGTTTGGCCTGACGCAGGAAGGTGCTCATGCTGTGCCCTCCTGCTGCATATGCAGCCTGGGTAAGGCCGCATGGCTGCCTTGGTGCTCCCAGAGCAGTGGCGGAGTGGTGGTAAGAAAGCGGCGGATGATCTCGCGCCCAATTGCCTCGGCTACCCGGCTGGCGGCATGGTCCTGGATCGGAGCCGGGTTGGCCTGTGCCACATGCCACAGCGCGGCCAGATACTCGTCCCTGATGTGGGATAGCGTGTCGGTGTCCACAGGGATGGTGATTTCCAGCTTCATGCCTGCTCCCCCCGGCGCACGGCCATGACGCGCCGCCGGCGCGTGGTTGGGGTCTGGCCAACAGCCAGGCCGATGTAACGGGTAGCGCGTGGGCGGGTAAGCCACAGGTGGTACAGCAGGGCACCGCCGGCAGCTGGTGCCAGGCAGATCAGAGCCAGGGCGATCACGAGTGCACCTCCACCTGCAGGGATGCAGCCGAAAAGCAGGGCAGCTCATGGCTGACGATGCGCAGGCCACCACCGCCGGGCCAGCCCCAGCCTTCCTGTTCCAGCAGCTCTTCCACCGCCCCCGCCTCGTTGTAGCCATCGAGCAGGTAGAGCCACAGGCTCGGGGCCGCGTAGCGCGCCAAGGCCTGGTAGTCGTCATCACCAGAGGCGGCCAGCACCTGCTTGCTGCTGGCCCAGAAGCTCACGACGTTGCGCGCGTATTCGAGCAGCACCACCTCGGTATCAATGGCCAGCGTCATTTCCATCTCGCCCATTGCAGACGAAAGCTCGAAGGTCAGGATCACCGGAGCACCTCCTGGCCTTGGATGGCGGCCTGGATATCGCCCAGGGTCAGGGCATCGGCAGGCTTGCCGGCCGCTTCCAGCATGACGATCAACGCCAGCCAGTCGATATGGTTCCAGTCCAGGGTGTCGGCAATCAGGCCGAAGTGTTGGGCAAGGCGGGCGGCAAAGCGCGCAGGCGCGGCCGCAGTGTCATGAGACATGGCAGGACTCCGTAGGTTTTTTGGAATCCGCCGCCCCAACGTCAATTAGGGTGGCGGACGGTACGCGGTTGACGTGCCGGCCTACGGACCGGTGGGCCTTGCGGCCCCCGCGCACCGCCCGCCATAAAGCTGGCAAGCGTCTGCCCACGACGATACAGCGGGCAGAAAAAAAGCGCCGGGCATCGGTCGATGGGCGCTGTGCGCCGTAGGGTTCGGAACGTCAATTCCGGTCACCGATTGTGCGGTGACGGCGCAACACTACCGCCGTTCGTCGCCCGCGTCTAGCCCTTCCTGATCTAGTTGGCTAAAGTTTGCGCAGTCTCTAGGGGGCGGGGGACTGGCGTCAGGCCATGGCTGGCCCGCGATTTATTGCGCTCGAAATGGATAGCTTGAGGGGTGGAAATGATTGTATTGAATGCGACCATTCATCGTCTTGATAAAGACGCGCATGAACAAGGCGAGGATTCGGTTGTTGTTAAAGAGCGCGATGCTCTTTTGCCTGTGAATGACCTGCTTGTGTCTGTTGCTGAGCAAACTATAAAGATATTCGCTAAAAATGGTAATAATACCGGCACTTTTGGTGTCGATGAAGATTTGTATCGATTTCCGATAAGGCTTGCGGAATACCGCTCGGGGGATATCGACTTTCTGGCATTAACCAAAGCTACGGTTGGTATCATCAAGGGGAAGATGCAGAAGGTTGTTCTTGCTACTGGTGGGCATGCATTCTTCCTGCATTATGAGCAGGGTGGGCAGGAGTATATTCTTGTTGCAATGCTTAAGCTTCGGGATGGCGCTGGAATCAGTGAAGGCTTGGAGTTCGAGTCGACTCTAGTTATCGATACCGAGAGATTGCACGAGGCGGCGCGAGTTTCATTCTCGCGCTGGGAAGGGAAGAAGGATTCTTATCTAACCTTCGTCAAGGCGCGCGGCAAGGATGAGGTGAGTGGTTATTTTAGGGATGCGCTGGCTTGCGTAAATTACACTTCTGCCAAGGATAATACCAAGCGGATCATTGTTGCCGCTAGGGCTTATGTGGAGACGCTGGGTCTGACTGAGCAAGAGACTCAGCAGCGCTGGAAGGATACGAAGAGGCGATTGTTCGATTGCTTCGATGAAGGGCGTAAGGGTATCGTTCTGGCCACTATTGCGGCGGCAGTGGATCCAGCTAATCCAGATGGGTTCACAGAGTTTGTGACAGAAGGAGATCAGGCGGCTGAGTTGATGGTTAGCCATGATTTCGTTCCGGACGCGAAAACTTTCACTAAGCTTCGTAGAATAAAAGCTACAATCGGCACGGTGAGCGTATCTTTTGATGTTAGTGATGCTGATGAGGGGCGTGTAACGTATGACAGTCAAAGCGGTTCGCTGACTGTATATAATTTGCCAGAAGATATTCGAGAAGAACTGAAGTCATATGGACAGGATCCCGCCGAAGAACAAGCATGATGCAGTTCTATGGCTGCTTGATGTTCTCGAGAGCCAGAGAGAGGATCCGCTGCAGGTTGAGGTTGTAATCGGCCTTTTGCCTGGTGACTATGGTTTCGAAGAGGTTGTAGAGGCGCTCGACGAAATCGATGGTAGATTTTTCGTTGACTCAAATAAGGCGGCCCGGAGTATTAGCTTCGTCCCTCATGATGCCTTCGTTTATAGAAGTTTGGCTGATATGTTGGAGAGACGGAGGTCTTCTCTTTATCAGGTTCCTGGGAAGTTCACGATACTGGAGCCTCACTATGAGCATGGCGTCAGTGATGATGTCCCTCCTCAAATAAAGAACTATTTGTCGGCAGTTAAGTTGTGGCGAGTTTTAGAGGGGATTTCTTCATACAAGTCTGACGGGCATAATTTGAATTTTATTGTGGGTCATGGACAGGTTGTTTGCGTTACTCCCCGGTATGCGACTAGTGATTTGATTGAAATTCCATCCTTGCAAGGTTTTGTTGAGGGTGTTGCTGAAAGTGATCTTCATAAGCAAGAGAAGATTGCAATTATAAAGAGCGGTTTGGTGGAGAAGTTTGGGGGTGGTGTTTGTGTTGAATTCTCGAGTTTGATCGAAAGGTTTGAAGCCTTGATGATCTACTTCAGGGAGTCCTACGCGCTTTATCTTGCAGAGTTCTCTACAGCTAAATTTCGCCGTGAAGTTGAAAAGCAGAATCTAGATGACACCTTGCGGCTTAATAAGACACTTTCGGAGATTCAAAATCAACTGTTGGCTGTCCCGGCTGCACTCTTGGTTGCGGGTGCTACTGTTGACCCGAAGAGTGCTTCAAAAAACCTTGCAATAATCTTTGGAATGATGGTTTTTTCATTATTCATGTTTATCCTTGTTGGTAATCAGAGGAATTCAGTTTCTGCTATTGGGTCGGAGGTTGCCCTGCGTAAGGGGTTGCTAGACACTCAGCCTAATGGTATTGCCAGTCAATATGAGGATTCGTTCGGGGCTTTAAGTGCTCGAGTGGAGATGCAGTTGAAGGTGCTTTCTATGATCAGATGTTTGGTCATGGTGGTTCTTGCTTTCACAGCGCTTATTGCGGTCAATGCGCTTTTTGATGGAATTATTTTTTCGATGATTGAGGGTGGTGCATTTTTTGCCAAGGATTGGCTGGGTGACTTGCTGGCCATTGTTTATGGTCGGCTGTCAGATGTAGGGATTTGAACTTCCATTCCTACATCGGCAAGGGGCTATCTCTTACATGAGTGATCGGTTTTACATGATCGTTTGTAGCCTGCTGCCGAATGAGCATTTATCTGCGCTCGCACACCCCGGATTGGGCAACGGCCACCGCGCATCGCCTGGCCACCATGATGGGCTGTCGTCTACGGGCAGCGAGCGCTCCCCCTCATTGCCCGCCGATTGATTCCAGCTCCAGCGCGGTGGTGAATCCACTGCTGCCGTTGATGGCGTGGGTCACCTTGGCCACCAGCCAGCTACCGTCGATATCCGGCTTGAAGCCGCTGACCTGCACGGTCTGCTCGGGGTAGATGTCCGCCCGGCCAAGGGCCAGCTGGTAGCTCAGCTGGGCGCTGCCGCGCTGCAGCCGCCTGAACTCTGCCTCGGCCTGCTGCCGGGCCTCGCTGGCGTTGGCATAGGTGGCCTGCAGCTTCTTCTCGTTGTCTGCCTTGCCCACCAGCACGCCCGTGCGCCGGGCAGAGGTGCGGTCACCCCAATAGGCCCGCACCCCGGTGTAGCTCTCGCGGTCGACCACCGTGTAACGGTGCTGGTCACCATCGGCGCGTGTGATGCTCACACCCGGCAGGGGCTGGCCGCTGGCGGTCTGGCCGGCGCCGATCGGTGCAAAGATCAGCGTTCCTGCCTTGACCGTGGCCACGGCGTCGAAGCGCTTGCCCAGGCGGGTGAGCAGGTTGATGTCGCTCTCATTGGCCTGGTCCAGGTGGGGGATGGCCATGTCGGCCAGCCCAGCCGCAATGGCCGGCCTCAGGGAATGCTCGCCGGCAATGGTGCCCAGGATCTCGCCCAGGGTGGTGTTGTGCCAGCTGCGCTCGCGCCGGCGGCGGACGGCGCCGGTCAGGTCGGCCGACCTGGCCCGGATGGTGATGGTGTCCGGTGGGCCGCTGTGCTCCACGTCATCCACCAGGAAGCTGCCCTTGTCGAATAGCCCGCCACTGCGCCAGCCGATGGCCACCTGGAGGGCCACGCCCCGACGCGGCAGGGCCAGGCGGCCGTCATGGTCATGCAGGCGGATGTTGACCTCATCGGCTTCCTCGCCGCGGCTTTCGCTCAGGGTCAGCTCGAGCAGGCGCGGGGCCAGCCGATCGGTCAGGTCTTGGCCGTCCAAGGTTACGCGCCAGGCGGGGATGGGGTAGGGCGTCGCCTTCATGCCTGGGCCTCGTCGCTGCCGGCGTCGGCGCGCTCGAGCTGCAGCTGAAATTCGATCAACCGCGGTGTGCCATCGCTGAAGAATTCCTTGCGTGTCTCGCTCAGGCCCACAAGCAGGTAGGCGCCGTACACCCGGCCGGTGCCCTCCACCAGTGCCTGCGGCGTGCCCTGGTCGGCCAATGCGCGCAAGTCATCGAGTACATGCAGGTTGTCCACCAGCTCGGCGCTGATCATGCCCTGCAGGCTGATGTTGTCCTCGCCCGGGCCGATGTACTGGCGTGCCGGCCGGGCATGCAGGCGCTCGCTGCTGGCATGGCGCCAGCTCATCTGCCGCTGCAGCTGCTCATAGGCCGCGGTGGACAGGGAAAACACGAAGGTGCCGTAGCTCATCATCATTGTTGTGGTCCTCAGTCAGCCAGGCGCGAACGGTGGCGGCTGGCCTTCTCCCGCTCGTGCTGCTCGATGGCCTGGCGCACCATCTGTGCGATGGCCTGGCTGTCGGCCCCGGCCGGTGGGTGGATGTGGATGGTGTAGCTGCTGGCTCCGCCGCTGCTGCTGCCGGCAGCGGCCATGCCGCCAGGGGCGGCCACGGGTGCGGCCGTAGCCATCACCGGCAGGGCTGCGCCCA